CTTCAACTCATCGTATGACTTGAAGGTAGATGGATCAGTGAACTCCTGGAGGGAGTGGCACTGTGCATAGATACGTTCCATCTCTTCATCGTCTGCCAGTGCACTAGGTGCGGCAAACTCAGATCGGTCGTAGTTACGCCAACCATCCTGCTTACGAATCTTAATCTTGAAGTCAGCACCTTCCCAAAGATCAAATGGGTTGATAGGTTTCTCATCCTCATACTCAGGCTGCATAGCTGCCATGAGCTTATCAAAGATACGCTTACCGAACTGGTAGAGGAAAACCTTACCCTCATTCTCTGGATTCTTGCTATCAGAGATGACGTAGATGTTTGAGACATAGTGCAGACGACGCTTCTGATCACGTGCTGTCTGCTTATCTTCATCACGTCCGGTATTCCAGAGCTTAGAGTTAAGTTCACCTACTGGGTCTTTCTGACCAATAGTGGTAAGAGATTTCTCAATGTACCACATACCAGTCTTCTTGCCCTGAAATCCATGATCCCAGTAACGAACCCATGGAAGTTCCTCACCTTCAGGTGCAGGAAGGAATCGAACAACAGCATAACCATTTTCTGCTGCATCAACGGTTGGCTTCCAGAATCGTGGATCTGGACCAGTACGCTGTTCGGAGGATTCGTTGAGAGAAGCTGCTGCATTGACCAATTTGTCGATTGAGGAGCTACGGGATTTCTTAAGAGCTGCGAGTGTCATATGTGTATTCCTTGTATTAACTGAAGTATTAAAGTGTGTATTATACTGTATTGTTTGTTGTATGTAAACTACTTTTTTGTATGATCTGTGCTATGAACTGGACATTTTTCTAATTCCCTTTGCTTCTGTTTAATCTTTATTTTTTTCTGGTACAAGCCATGGCTGTGATTCGGACTATCTGTCATTACTGACAAATCTAATGATGTTATTTTAAGATATTCCTTTTCGCTAACTAAGTGATTTTTTAGAAATACTTTTTTCTCGGTCATAGGGTGAAGAATCACTAGAGGGTCCAACGGGTTTATTTCAATCGTGCTGTTTACAGTTTTAGATGTTATCATCCAACTAATATTTGCTGTATTTTGATTGTAAAAATCTAATACCGCAGGAAGTAAATGCATGTTACTTAAAATATTGTGATCATGCCAGGTAGGCTGTGACCATACAAATTTAATATTCTTATTACATCTAAAAGCCCATGGGGTACTAATCTTTAAATTTTCTTTCGTATTATCACTGAAATTAGAATACTGGGATTTATTATGATTACTTAATTCTGGTCCATGACTATTGAAAAAATAATCGTAATATATTGACCCGTCTTCATTCGGAAGAATATCAATCTTTAAAGAAAACCAAGAAGGAATTACAATCCCTGTTTTATAAAAGTCTGTCAGTCCTAAGCACGATCTGATAGTACTATGATTATTCATTATTAGAGGAGTTTTCTTAAACCATTCCGGGTAAAAATTTTTACCATAGTTGATCTTACCCAGCTCATATGCCATAGGATCGCTAGTAAAACAATCCAAAACAATTTTAGGATTCTTGAATTTAAATAGCATTATCTAGTCCTTAGGAAAAGTGATTGACCCTTCCTCTACTTCCATCGGTTCAAGATTCGGGTGAACGGTAATAAACCCATCATCCTCGATATCATTTTTCTTCCAGAGCTGAGGTGCTTTGATTTGGGCAGATACACTCTCCGATTCCGGGTAAGGTACCTGCTGATAGCTCCCCTTCATTGGCATCCACTTCCACGGCATCAGGCTGCTCCTCTTCAATAACTGGTTCTTCCACGATAACGGGCTCTTCCTCACTCTCCAGTACGGGTGATTCTGGTGCATCTACCGTCTCCTCTTGCTTAAATCTATCAAGGAAGTTATCCTTGTAGATATAGCTACATGCTCCGATGCCCAGGATAACCAGGACAAAGGGGATGTACATTCCAATTAAACGTAACATAAAATTTCTCAATCTTTTCATAATGGCAACTTGTTAATTTGTTCTAGGAAGTTAAGATCACGAGCCTCAGCTTCAATCTTGTCCCTAATCGATGTGTTAATTAAATTTGGTATTCGATCCGCTTCTATCTCATGCTCATCCATTAGATCAATCACGGCATCGATGTAGGGTACATCCTTCATGTAGATGTACTCCTCCACCATATCACAGAATCGTTTCCGACTTAGGATTTTGTACTCAATATCCATTATTTTTCTCGTAGAGAAACTCTTGATACGCTTCGTTGCCCGACAGGATATCGTCCATGTTGTGACTGTGAGCATAGTCCATATCAAAAGCAGCGAGCTTATCAAGCCGCTTCTTCTTACGGAACTGTGTATCGTAGTGCTTCTTACGTAGCTTATTTTTAAGTGAGGCCATAGTATATACTCCTTATGTTAGAAGGATAGTTTATCACAGGTAAAAGGGTTTGTAAACCCTTATTTTGAAATATAGACTAAATGATTATCGATGTGATAGCTTAGGGCTGGACGCTCCTGAATAATTTCTTCTATCATATTAAGATGTAATCCATTCTCTTCTTCATGAAGAGATGGTTCATACGTAATTTTAGAATGGTCTAGGTTTCTATCAATAAAGTCCAGAAGAGAAGATTTAATAGTTCCGTAGAATAAGTTCAAATCCGGAATTTCTTCCCAATCGATGGTTTCACTATAGTACCTCTTATCTTCTTTTTGATTTTCGAAAGTGTACATGATCCAACCAGTGTTCCAAATTTCCGGATCAATACTATCTTGTTCTATTTTATAGATAAAAGTATTCTCCGGGTTATTTCCCTTCCAAGAATACCTCCAGCCATTTTTTCCGGAGGAAAGTTTTACGTCTCCTAAAAACTTTGTTTCATAAAATTCATTAAACATTAAACTCGTCCTTGCTAAAGATAATTGTATTGGAATCAAGTTCTTCTGTAACGTAAATCATATCTACAGTGTTTCCAAATCCGTCACTGTCATAAGAGCAAATAATTTTTGAAATTTTATCTACAGTAGCAATATACTCTGCTTTATTTTTTAGACACTCTTTCAACTGGGACCTAAGAGAAGATATTCCTTGAATCTCAATCGGAGAATATTCATCTGGGGTAGGCAAACCAACTTCAAAAATATCGGATTCTGTATAAGAAGAATCGTTTACATCAGTAACTTCTGTTATACCTTTAGCATCAAGCTCTTCTTTAGTAATAGGATGAATGATAGTTTTAGGTACAATTCTTGTAACCTTAAAGTCTTCCGGAGAGAAGCTATCGTTTACTGAAGATACGATTCTGGAATGTAAAAAGGTATTCGCAGAATCTAGAGTATCAAAATCTTTTCTATAAGTACTGAATTCTAATTGATACGTAGAATCTGTTAGTGAATATTGATCTACTGTTAAATGGCAGTACCCTGTGATTTCTGTTGTCATTATCCGTACTTAGTCCCACTTCCACTGTAAGTATAGCTGCTAGAATTTGCTGTTCCATGAATCGCATTAAATGATCCCGTTCCCCAGGAGCCTCCCCCTGAGCCGGTAGTACGTGTACTCGCGGTCTTAAAATTGTCCGCACCGCTGGGATCAGCATACGTATAAGCAGCAAATCCACTACCTCCGCTAGAGGGAGAAGTACCACTGCCGCCGCCTCCGGAACCGATCGCTCTTAGAGCCCAGCCATCGCTTCTCCTGCGATTATTCTGAACGGCGCCAGTTGCTGCTCCGCCTCCTCCTCCACCGGATCCTCCGGATCCTCCGGATCCTCTGCTAACAGATCCGGGGCTGCCGATTCTGTCACGATAACCACCGGTACTACCACTAGAGCTTGAAGAATATGCTCCCATCGAACCATAAGCAGAAGAACCTACTCCACTTCCTCCCCCTTGTCCACCACCGCCTCCAGCAACGACGCTAACACTATGATTTCCCCAAGACCCAAAGGCCGTGGCCGAGGCAGTGTTTGAATTTCCTCCTTTTCCTCCAGAAGCAATCCATCCATTATTAATAATGGTTAGAGGTCCAGTAGTAGAATTGATATAGATTCCCGGGCCATTACTATTAGAGCCTCCGTTAGCTCCTTTTCCGTATATATAAGCTCCGCTTTCCACAATAATAGTCAAGTCCTCAAAATTTCCACCGAGGTAGCATGTCCTGGAAATTGTAGTTCCCGATTTAATCGTAACTACAAATGGACCTTTCATTTGATTGTTGGCTGGGCTCTTTCCGCTTTTCTCCTGAGCTTTACTATAAAGATTAACACTTCCTCCAGAAATATCAGAGCTTGTAATATTAAATTCAATTTGATTGGTAACTGTCGTATCATAGAAGTCACTGAATCGTAAAGGAGATAGAGGCTGACCAGCTATATAAGCAGGGATTCCTGCATTTTCAGGATAATCTGGAACTTTTCCTCTATTACGAAAATAGGCTCCTAATTTGTAAGGATAATTATCTTCCAGCGCAGTGTCATCAATAAGATATTCATTTACAATATCGTTTTTAAAAGACAGTTCTCCAGAGGATTTAATAGCCATTGGTGTAACCCTAAAAATTATATTTTATATATTTATAACGAGTCTAATGGCTGATAGTAATCATACACGCTATCAGCATAGTGCATTCGCTCATCGTACATATCAATAATTCTGTTAATGCTATCACATCCTTGATTAGCATGTGCTACCATCATGCCCTCGTACTGCTGCATAAGGATACCGAGTTTATATGCTTCTATGTCTTGCTGTGTAAGGTCTACACCTTCCTGCTCTGCTGTATAAAGCATAAACGAGTCAAAGATTCCGTTGAATGCTAAGACTCGCTCTTTATTGGTTTCACCGCATTGCAAGACTTCTGCTGCAATCAAGGTTGCTATGTCAGAAAACTCTGTAATCATATCAACCTTATTCATCGCTTGGCTCATAGCAACATTAGGTATCAAAGCAAACAGTGCTGCTATGAGATATTTCATTTTAGCTTCTCCTAAAAAATTTCATTATAAATCGTTTAATCCTACTTTTTGGTTTAAACTCCTTCATCGCTCTAAGAAGGGTGATGTAAGGCGTTTGTGCTTTCATTCTCAACCTCTAGTTGTTTGATACGATGTTGGCAATATCTTTCCAAATCTTTTAGCTGGTCAATGTCTTCATGGAGCAAAATAATATCTATTGCCTTAACATAATTGGTGGACTGTTTTAATTCAAAATCATCTATCATCTTGATCCTTTAATAACTCAACAATTCTTTCTGCCGCTTCTAGGTAAAGATCACCTTCAGGTTTGTCTTCGTCTTCTGGATATACCTTTTCCCAGTTTCTTAGACGTTCAATCAGTCTTTTGTCATAACTATTCATT